ATCAACCTTCATTAGTAAGGGTTCGTCATACACGGCAGATGATGGATGTAATGATGATTTGGTTGCCTGTATGTTTATATTTGGTTGGGCTACAGATCAAACATACTTCAAAGAACTAACTGACAATGATATACGAATGACCATGATGAGAGAACAGCAAGACGCACTAGAACAGGATATGGCACCATTTGGATTTGTAATGAATGGTGTTGATGATCCTGTTGATGATGAGGTTGATGAATATGGAACACGGTGGACAACTGTGGTCAGAGACTATAACACGAACTGGTAGCTATATGAATTCTATCAAATCGTTATCAACTTTGATAAAACAATTTGAACACAGAATTTTTGATTCGCTTATTAGGTGAAATATTTCCTTTCTGCTTTCGTTATTCGTGCCCACTCGTTTTGTTAGTTTGCGAATTTGTGAATCGTGTGGGTGAAACTTTAGACAGATTGTTTCACTCTCTCCACAATGTATACAAGATTGTTCTGCTAAAAAATCATTCAATAACAAAATTCTTTTGCGATAATTTCTACGAGCAACCTTTTTGATTGTTTCTTTGTATTTTTCATAGTGTTCATTCATGATATTATTTATATGATATAACACTTATAAAACTACTCGTTTAGGAAACTGATTATTATAAATAATTTGAATGAAATAACACGACTCTGATAAAGGAGCAATAAAATGGGCTTTCTAGTTTCTCCTGGCGTACATGTAAGAGAAATTGATCTTACAAATATTATCCCAGCGGTATCAACATCAATCGGTGCTATTGCAGGACCATTCAAAAAAGGTCCAGTAAGTTCTATTGTAACTATTGGTTCTGAAGAAGAACTGGTAGCAATTTTTGGCAAACCACAAAATGATTCAAATCAGTTTGAGACATTTTTTACAGCCGCAGGTTTCTTGCAATATACAAATGCATTGAGAGTTGTTCGCTGCGAATCTGGTGTAACAAATGCTATCGCATCTGGCACAGCATTTCTCATTCGTGATGATGATCACTATGAAGATTCTTTTGCTAATGGAGAAGCTTCAGTTGGTGAATGGGCTGCTAGAACAGCTGGCGAACATGGAAACTCAATTGGTGTTTCTGTTTGTGCATCTGCTACTGCTTATGAGGAACTAGCTAAAACAACAACAAGTGCAACAGAAGCTATCGGCCAGACAGTAATTAGTCTTACATCTTCTGCTGGTTTCAATGTTCATGATATTGTTAACTTTGGTGAGACATTAGGGTTTGAATATCAAGTTGCATCTGTAGACACTGGTGCCGCTACTATTACAGTAAAACTGTTGGATGATCCAAATGGTAATGGACTTCAAACTGAAATTGCTTCTGGAACAAGTGTCCGTCGGCGTTGGAGATTTTATGACTTGTTTGATGGTGCGCCTGGCACATCAGATTTCGCAACTCAAAATCAAAGAGGCACTAATGATGAAATGCACATTGTTGTATTTGATCACCTTGGAGAAGTAACTGGTTTCTCTGTTACTGCAAACGGTAATAGAACCAATGCTATTCTAGAAACTTATCCAAATCTTTCTAAAAATATTTTTGGTAAGTCACCACAAGGTGATAGCACATACTACGCTGATAAAATCTTTAGGGCTTCAAATTATGTTTATCAAATGGACCATAACACTGCTGGTTTCAATTGGGGAACAGATTTTGATGGTCAAGACACATTCATCGTCATGGAAGATGGTGGTACAGATGGCGCTGGAACAGATGCTGGTGACAATATCGTCTTAGATGGAACTGATGGAAGTGCTACTAATACTGGCGATAAAATTCAAGGTGAGACAGGTGCAACTTCATATGCTGCACTTGATACGCCAACAAATACAATTCTAAAAAATGGTACAGATGATTATGCTGTAACTGCTGGAGAATTGCAGTTGGCATATGATGAGTTTTCAGATACAGAGACATTAGACATTAACCTTGTCCTTGGTGGCAAAGGTGGTGGTTCTGGTAATACAGCTTCCACACAAGATACTCATGTTACAATGATAACAGATTTGGTAGAAAAAAGAAAAGACTGTGTTGCGTTTGTTTCTCCATATCGAGCAGCAACTGTGGGTGTTTCAAGTTCAAATACAGCAACAGAGAATGTAAAGGATGCTTTCCAACTTTGTCCTTCTTCATCATATGTTGTATTCGATAGTGGTTACAAGTATATTTACGATAAATATAATGACGTATATCGTTTTGTTCCACTTAATGGCGATACAGCTGGACTTTGTGCTTATACGGATAATGTTGCTGATCCTTGGTTCTCTCCTGCTGGCTACAATCGTGGTAGTGTCAGAGGTGCGATTAAACTCTCATATACACCAAAACAATCAGAAAGAGACATTCTCTATCGACACAGAATTAATCCTGTTGTTGATTTTCCTGGCCTAGGCGTAGTTCTCTTTGGTGATAAAACCGCACTGGCAAAACCAAGTGCATTTGATCGTATTAACGTGCGCCGGTTGTTCTTGGTTCTTGAAAAAGCAATTTCAACTGCTGCAAAATATATGTTATTTGAATTCAACGATGAATTTACCAGAGCGCAATTTAGAAATATGGTAGAACCTTTTTTACGAGATGTTCAAGGACGCCGAGGTATATTTGACTTTAAAGTAGTCTGTGATGATACAAATAACACTGGAGAGGTTATAGATAGGAATGAATTTATTGGCGATATCTATATCAAACCAGCAAGATCAATTAACTTTATTACACTTAATTTCGTAGCGGTTCGTACTGGTGTGGAATTTGAAGAAGTAGTTGGTAGATTCTAATTTTAAGGAGTAACTTAACATGGCAAGCATAGATGATTTTAAAGCAAACCTAATCGGCGGTGGAGCCAGAGCTAACCAGTTTAAGGTGACAATTACTCCACCAACTGGTATTGCTACAGGTTTAGATGTTCGTCGGTCCTCTTTTTTATGTAGGGCTTCAGCACTGCCTGGGCAGACTTTAAATCCAATTATTATTCCATTCAGAGGAAGACAGATTTTTATTGCTGGTGATCGTACATTTGATGATGCTTGGACAACCACATTCCTAAATGATACAGATTTTGGAATTCGTAATTCATTGGAATTGTGGATGAATGGCATTAACAATCTTGCTACTGCCGAAGGTGTTGTTGCACTTACAGATTATCAATCGGATTTAACAGTCGAGCAATTAGATCGTGATGACACAGTTCTCAAGTCATACATTTTCCGTAATGCTTGGCCAATTGGATTAGGTCAAATTGATTTGACAGCAGAAGGTGCAGACGCAATCGAGACATTTGATTGTACTTGGAGATATCAACACTTTGAAGCTTCTGGTATAAACTTCTAGTTTTAAACCTACTAAATATAAGGATTAGTAGGAGTTATTATGGCCGAATTATTTGGTTTTAAAATAAATAGGAAAAAAGAAGAGGGGGGAACGTCTTTCACCGCTCCCACTTCTGATGACGGCGCTGTAGATATTGCTGGCGGTGGATTTTTTAGTTCCCAACTGAATACTGATGGCAAAGAACGGTCTAATTTAGATTTAATTAGGCGTTATCGTGATATTGCACAGCAAACAGAATGTGATACAGCAATTGAAGATATCGTAAATGAAGGTATTGTTGCTAATGAATCTGATATATCCGTTCAGATTGCATTAGACAATATTCCTTATCCAGCAAAAATAAAAAGCAAAATTAGAGAAGAATTTGCAGAAGTATTGCGGCTTCTTAAATTTGAACAAAAAGGTCATGATATTTTTAGAAGATGGTATGTTGATGGAAGAATTTACTATCATAAAATTGTTGATACTAAACAACCCAGAAAAGGCATAACTGAACTTAGATATATTGATGCTACAAAGATTAAAAAAGTAAGAAAAGTTCATAAAGAAAAAGACCCAAAAACTGGTGTTAATCAAATTAAAAAGGTTGACGAATTTTTCGTTTACAATGAAAAGGGATTGGGTGCTGCTGGTTTAGCTACTGGTGGTAACAGTAGTCAAGGTCTTAAAATTTCACCAGATTCTATTTGCTATGTTCCCTCTGGTTTAATTGATGGTAATAGTGGAAATGTATTATCTTATCTACATAAAGCTATCAAACCTGTCAACCAATTGCGTATGATTGAAGATTCTCTTGTCATCTATCGTGTTTCAAGGGCACCAGAACGTAGAATTTTCTATATTGATGTAGGTAATCTGCCAAAGGTAAAAGCAGAACAATATCTCAAAGATGTTATGAATCGTTATCGTAACAAGTTGGTGTATGACGCATCGACAGGTGAAATTCGTGACGATAGAAATCATATGAGTATGTTAGAAGATTTCTGGCTCCCACGGCGAGAAGGTGGTAGAGGCACAGAGATTACATCATTGCCAGGTGGATCAAATCTTGGTGAGATTGATGATATTGTATATTTTCAAAGAAAATTGTTTAGGTCATTGAATGTTCCCATCTCTCGTTTGGAAGCAGAAGCTCAATTCACACTTGGTCGCTCCACTGAAATTACAAGAGATGAACTTAAATTTACTAAGTTTGTTCAAAGAATACGAAAAAAATTCACGCCACTATTTACTGATGTTTTAAAGACGCAACTTTTATTAAAAGGAATTATTTCCCCTGACGATTGGCCAGATATGCAAGAGCATATTCAGTATGATTTCTTAGCAGATGGTCATTTTTCTGAACTTAAAGATGCAGAACTTCTTAATGATAGAATTAATACTTTGAATTCAATTGAAGCTTATGTGGGCACATTCTTCAGTAAAAACTGGGTGCAAAAGAATGTTCTACGGTTGACTGATAATGAAATTGAACAAATGCAAAAAGATATAAATAAAGAAGCAAATATTGATCCAGAAGATGGCGGCATAAATTTACCAGACAATCACGGTGGCATTAGAAGAGATGATACTGCCCAAGGTAAGGTTGGCGAACCTGGCTCTCCAGATGATAGTTCTACATATAATCCCCAACCACCTCAAGAGGAAATACCTCAAGAACAACAACCAGAACAAGAGGTTTAAAAAATGAATAACTCAAGAGATTTCATAGATAGTATTGAAAATGGAGAAAACCTAGAAGCTGAGTCACACTTTTCTGGTGCCTTGTCTGATAAGGTTGGTGCTTCTTTAGAGAATAGGCGGCAGGAATTAGCAAATGAACTTGTCAACGAAAAGATGCAAGTCAAAGTTCGACGTGCTGGTCAAGGCTCTGAACTTGATGCCGGAAGTGGAAGAAATGAAAGAGATAAGGTTGCTGATCAGGCAAGAAAAGACAGATTAGATGATCGAAAGGCTGTTACTGGAAGAGAGGGTGGAAGCGCAGTTAATCGAACTGCTGGTCAGCCCAAGGGTTCAGACGAACTGGATTCTGGTGCTTCAGCACCTAAAAAGAAAAAATCAGATGGACCAGTCAATCCTAAGGCTATAAAACAATTTGCCCGGCCTTCAATAAAAAACCCAACCATGAAACAACAACTCCAACGTGGTATGGAAGATAGACTTGCTAAAGACGATATAAAGAGGCTAGGGAAAGGTGCAAAAGACTCTAAAAAAACTGCTAAAATTGCCAAAAAAATGAAAAGTGGTTATCAAGACACAGGCGGTGGTTATGATACCTCCCAAGATTAAAATGCTTAAAAGTATTCATGAAGTTTATCAAACCACAGTTTTTGAGAAAAATGAACACAAAGCATCAAAGGAATACAAGAAATTGTCTCCTAAAATGCGGAATGCTGTTGATTCTCTCTTCAAAATTATGGATGCTAAACCTTCAAATTTCCTAAATACTTTTGAGAAAACTATAAGAGAAGTATCAGTAAAGTTCGGAGTCACTGAAAGAGAACTTATGGGGTACTTTGAAAAAGAAATGTTAGCGATATAGGAGTAGGATATGTCATTTAAATCATTAAGAGTTGCTGGAACAGTCACCGCTGCACAGACTGCCGATGATGCTGCACATCATGCCGTTATTGGCAAATTATCTCCAGCTGCTTCATACAGAGTAACAGAGTTTGGCGGTCAAGATGCCCTCTTTCTTATTTCAGATGATTATCCTGTAGCATCTTCTTCTAATGGATTTTATTTAAAAGCAGGAACTACAACAACAGTAATTCCTGATGGAAACAGGGCACTACGATTTGCTTCTGGAGTTCCTATCGCACAAAATAGTGAAGATGATACAAATGCTAATGCAATAGTATTAGAAGAAGGGACTGAAGACTTGACAGGGCCCGGACTTCTTTTATATGATAGAGCCGAAACTGAATTTCGTATTTCAGTGATCAATGAAACTGCTAGTAGTGATTGCGCTGTTTACGTTGAAGAAATTGTACAGGGACATGCAGGACCATGAGTAATGTAAAATTAATTTCAGAATCTATTGTTAATGTAGAGTTTGTTACTGAAGAAAAAGAGAATGGTAAAAAGACCTATAAAATTGAAGGTGTTTTTATGCAGGGCGATATTAAGAACCGTAATGGTCGTATCTA